TCTGACCACGATGATCTTGTTGACAGTTCTACTCAGGCTCTGTTGAGATTTAGACAGGGCGGTTTTATCTCAACGCAGTCTGATGAAGATGAAGAGCCTATTTCGAGAAAGAAAGCAGACTACTACTGACCATGTTCAATCCGAACCAACTGACTACCATGGCGCAAGTCGATGAGACTGTCGCTCAACTGAATGCTGCCAACATTGGCAATGGTGTTGCTGCCATCTACATTCCCGAGTGGAGCGGCCCGTTTCCTGAACCCAGCGATGGTGAAGCCCGTCAGTATTGCCTGACGTACAACAATGGCTCCACTGGTCATAACGTGGGCCTGATTCGGGTTACCATCGAAAATAACCCGAACACTTGGCAGGTCATGCTTCAGGCTGACGCTGTCGCCACCGCCCCTAAAGAAGAAGAGTAACCGAAATGATTGACAAGCCTCTTGATGAAATGGACTTCGGTCCTGAAGTTGAAGAGAGCGCCGAGATTGAAATCGGTGTTCTAAATCCAGAGGCTGTGTCTATCGAAACCGAAGACGGTGGCATGATCATCGAATTCGGACCGCCGGAGGAAGGGGGAGAGTCACTGGGCGACCTCCCCCACTCCGCGAACCTCGCAGAGCATATCGACGACTCTGAGCTTGCCTCTATCGGTCGCAAGATCCAGGATGTCTTTCAAGAGGACCTGAACTCCCGGCAGGACTGGGAGCGTGCATATAAGGATGGCCTCGATTACCTCGGGGTAAAGACCGAGGACAGGAACAAGCCTTGGGCTGGCGCTTGTGGGCTGTACCACAACATGATCATGGAGGCGGCTGTCCGCTTCCAGTCCAACGCCATCATGGAGATCTTCCCGGCATCTGGCCCGGTAAAGACTCAGATCATTGGCGAGGTCACTGACGAGAAGGAAGATCAGGCGCTGCGCATCCAGACGGATCTCAACTATCTGCTGACCCAGGAGTTGAAGGACTACCGCCCAGAGACCGAGCGCATGCTCTTCGGTCTGGCGCTGTGTGGGTCTGCTTTCAAGAAGATCTGTTTCGATCCCCTGACGGACATGCCTGAGGTAAAGTATGTTCCGGCGCAGGACTTCATTATGCCGTATGGCGCTACGTCTCTCAAGACGGCCAGCAGGTATATCCATGTCCTTACAAAGAACATCAACGAAGTCAAGAAGCTACAGTACACTGGGTTCTATCGCGATGTTGACATCCAGCCTGACTACGAATCCAACTCTCAGCTTCAGGACAAGATTGACAAGGTTAGCTACGAGTACAAGCAGGGCGACGAGGAATCCGTTACTCTTCTTGAGGCTCATATCGATCTCGATATTCCTGGCCTGGAGCATACTGACGATGATGGTAGCCCTACTGGCATTGCATTACCTTATGTCGTCACTGTAGACAAGTCTTCCGGCAAGGTCCTTTCTGTCTACAAGAACTGGGACGAAGAAGATCCCAAGAAGAACAAGCTGATCTGGTTCTCCTCCTACAACTATGTCCCTGGGATTGGGGCGTACGGCTACGGGTTGATCCATCTGATCGGCGCTAATGCGAAGGCTTCGACTGCCATTCTGCGCCAGTTGATTGATTCCGGCACTCTCTCGAATCTTCCTGGCGGGCTGAAGGCAAAGGGGATGCGGGTTGCCGGAGACGATTCTCCGATCCAACCGGGTGAATGGAGAGACGTTGATGTCGCTAACGGGGACATTGCGAGGTCGCTTTACCCTCTTCCTTATAAAGAGCCATCGCAGACACTGTTCCAACTCCTCGGAAACGTGGTGGAGGATGGCCGCAGACTCGCTTCTATCGCGGACGCTGAGATTGGGGATGTCAATTCGCAAGCGCCAGTAGGCACAACTCTGGCGATTATGGAGCGGGCGCTGAAGGTCATGAGCGCCATTCAGGCTCGACTTCACGCTTCTCTCCAGGACGAGTTCGCTATTCTCGTTCGGGTTATCCGTGACAGCGGTTCCAGCCGCTACAAGATTGACTTCGGGAAGATGAATGGGGATAAGCGGTCTGACTTTGACGACCGTATCGATGTGATCCCTGTCTCTGATCCGAATGCGGCCACGATGTCGCAGCGGGTGATGCAGTATCAGGCTGCAATCCAACTCGCCGCGCAAGCGCCGCAGTTCTACGACCTGCCTGAGTTGCATCGGAAGATGCTGGAAGTCCTGGGTGTTAAGGATGTGAAGAAGATTATCCCTGAGAAGATGGATGCCCCACTCCTCGATCCAATCTCAGAGAACCTGAACCTCACCAACATGAAGCCTGCGAAGGCTTATCAGGTGCAGGATCACGAGTCGCACATCAAGGCGCACATGGCGTATGTGCAGAATCCTTCCGTCCAACAGCAGTTGGGACAGAATCCTCAGGCAAACGCTATCTTTGCTTCGTTCATGGCGCACATTGCAGAGCATGTAGGCTTTGCATATCGCGCCCAGATCGAGCAGAAGCTGGGTATCCCGCTTCCCGCGCCGGGAGAACCCATGCCTGGGGATATTGAATCCAATCTCTCCAAGGCTATTGCCGATGCTTCGCAGATGCTCTTGCAGCAGGCGCAGGCTCAACAGCAGCAACAGCAGTTCCAGCAGCAGGCTCAGGACCCCGTTATGCAGCTTCAGCAGGCTGAGTTGCAGATCAAGCAGGCTGAGTTGCAGCAGAAGGCGCAGGAATCGCAGCAGAAAGCCCAGCTTGAGATCGTCAAGAACCAGACGAAGGCTCAATTGGAGAGCGCTAGGATTCAATCTCAGGCTCAGGTTGCCCAGCAGGCCGCTGCACAGCGCGCACAGCAGACCCAAAGTGAACTGGCGCTAGAGAATCAGAAGCTGCAACTCGACGTTCAGCGTCTCCAGAAGGAGCGCCAGGAGTCTGAGGCCAGGATCCAGGCCGAAATGCAGCGGATTCAGACCGAAAACGACATGGCAAAGGCCAAGATTGCGGAGATCTTAGCCAGGATGGACTCCATGGGAGGCAATGTTGGACCTACGATCTAGGTTCTTCAAGAGGATTGACGAGCTTTCAGAGACAAACGCCACTCATCTCGTCTCTGGTTCGTGCGGTGACTACGCCGAATACAAAATGATGGTTGGCAAACTCGCAGGACTCCAGCAGGCACGCCAGGAATTCCAGGAAATCTGGGACAAACTGGTGCAACAAGCCGAAGAGGACTGACGCAAACGCTGCTCTAGCGCAAAAAGGACAACATGAATACACTCCCAACCCCGGTTGGCTACAAGATCCTCGTCAAGATGCGTAAAGTTGTCGAGGAAAAGACCAAAAGCGGGCTGTACCTTCCTGACCAGACCAAGCAGGACGAGAATACCGCCTCCCTTGTTGCTCAGGTACTCGCTATCGGGTCTGATTGCTACAAAGATCCGGTCAGATTCCCGAATGGTGCGTGGTGTTCTGTGGGGGATCACATCATTCTCCGCAGTTATTCCGGCACTCGCATGAAGATTGATGGAGATGAGTACCGTCTCATCAACGACGACACGCCCGAGGCTGTTGTCCCCAACCCTGACAGTGTAGAGAGGGTCTGATGCCAGAAGAATACATGGAATCTGAACTCATTCTTCCCGGCGCTCAGGATGAATCCAAGGAATCTCCCGCTCAGGCCGAAGAAGAACTGGATATTGAGGTAGTTGACGACACTCCTCCTGAGGATCGCCGCCCTCCTCGCGACGAAACCAGGGAAGCAGCGCCGCAGAACGAAGAAGACGAACTCAAGAACTACTCCGAGAGCGTTCAGAAGCGGATCAAGCGCCTGAAGTACGAGTTTCATGAGGAGCGCCGCCAGAAAGAGCGTGCGGATCGGGAGAAACTTGAAGCACTCAACTATGCTTCCGCCCTTCAGCAGCAGATCGAGCAGTTCCGTCAGCAGAACGAGGCCAGCCAGCGTGCGTTGATCCACACTACGGTCAGGCAAAAGGCTTCCGACCTGGATGCTGCGAAGAAAGAACTGCGCGAGGCGTATGAGGCTGGCGACACGGACAAGATGGCTTCGGCGCAAGAGAAGATCGCCGTACTTGCCAACGAAAAGCGTGCGCTTGAATCGTACACCCCGCCTCCCAGCCAGGGTGTAAGCTATTTACAGCCACAAGAAACACAGCAAGCGTATGTGCCTCCTCAGCCTGCACCTCAACCTCAGGCACCACAGGTATCAGCCAAGGCTGTGTTGTGGAAGGAGCGTAATCCATGGTTCGGCCAGGACATGGCGCTTACCGGGTACGCGATTGACATTCACAGCAAGTTGGTTTCCGCTGGAGTTGATCCAGAATCTGATCAGTACTACGAGGCTATCGACGGCGCTGTGAGTCAATTCAAGAACAACATCCCTGGGACGCAGGAGCAAGAGAAGCCTGCCACCCCAGCACCAGCAAAGCCCAAGAACGGAGTCGTCATTAGCTCGTCTCGTACGCCTAGTGGTCAGACCCGCACCAAAGTCCAGCTTACCGAGTCGGCTCTCGCCGTCGCCAAGCGCCTGGGTATCACTCCCCAGCAGTACGCAAAAGAACTACTGAAGCAGCAGAAGGAGATGGAATAGCATGAAGCCGAACCGTGAGTTGGAAACCCGCGAATCTCAGTCGCGCACCGAAACTTGGAAACCGCCCTCGTTGTTGCCTGACCCCGCCCCCAGTTCTGACTGGGTGTTCCGCTGGGTTCGTAAATCGATTCGTGGTGAGTCTGACCCCTCGAACGTGTCCATGCGCCTCCGTGAAGGCTGGACCGTTGCCAGAGCAGAAGATCATCCTGAGATCATGGCAGAGATCATCATGAACGAATCGAAGAATGGCACCATTGAGATCGGTGGCCTGATTCTCTGTAAAACTGCTCGGTCCATGGCGGAACAAAGAACTCGTTATTACGAGGATTTGACCCGCAGGCAGGCCGATGCGGTAAACAATAATCTCATGAAGGAGAATGACTCTCGTATGCCGCTGTTCAAGGACAGCAGCACGAAGGTCACCTTCGGAACAGGAAATTAGAGGATAGACATGGCTTCCACCGCTACTCCCTACGGCCTGATCCCCTACGAGTTGGCTGGCGGCGCTCTTCGTGCCGCTGCTCGGAAGTTCCCCATCGGGGCGGACAACACGAACGCCATCTACTTTGGATCGCCCGTTAGCTTGAACTCCGGCGTCATCACTGTGTGTGGCGCTACCCCCACGACCACCCGGAACACGAATACCCCTGTCGGCATCTTTGTCGGCTGCGAGTATGTCGATGCTACGGGTCGTCCCACTTGGGCGCAGTATCTCCCGGCCACCGCGACCACGGCTGGCCTGACCAAGATCTATGTGTACGTTGTTGACGATCCCAGGGTTGTCCTCAAGGTGCAGGCGAACGGCACCGTCGCCACCACGGACCTTGGCAAGAATGCTCCGCTCACCGCTGTCACTTCTGGCTCCACTGTCAGCGGCAACTCGACGGCTTCTCTGCTTGCCGCCTCGATTGCCACGACGAACACGCTGGCTGTGAAGATCATTGGCTTCGTGGACTCGCCGTACTCGACGGCTGGCGATGCCTACACTGACTGTCTCGTTGTCTGGAACCAGGGCGTCCACGCCTACCAGAACGCGACGGGCGCGTAAGAACTGAACAAGGAAAGGAGAATCAATCATGGCGATTACTCGTTCACAGATGTTGAAAGAGCTTGTCCCTGGCCTGAACGCCTTGTTCGGTCTGGAGTATGCTCGGTACGGCGAAGAGCATAAGGAGATCTTCGAGATCTCTAGCTCGGAACGCGCCTTTGAAGAAGAAGTGAAGCTGTCTGGCTTTGGCACTGCCCCGGTTAAGTCCGAAGGTGGCGCGATTGCCTACGACAACGCGCAGGAAGCGTATACCTCCCGGTACACGCACGAGACGATTGCTCTCGGCTTTGCGATCACCGAAGAAGCGATGGAAGACAACCTGTATGTCTCCGTTGCCCAGCGGTACACCAAGGCTCTGGCGCGTGCGTTTGCCAACACCAAGCAGGTGAAGGGCGCGAACGTGTTGAACAATGCGTTCTCGGCTTCGTACACCGGCGGTGACGGCAAGCGTCTCTGCGCTACGGATCACCCGCTCATCACGGGTGGCACGAACTCCAACCGTCCGACGACTGGCGCTGACCTCAACGAAACCTCGCTTGAGGCTGCGATCATCCAGATCGCCGGGTGGACGGACGAACGTGGCCTGCTGATCGCTGCGAAGCCCCGCAAGCTGATCGTCCCGCCCGCTCTGATGTTCGTTGCGGAGCGCCTGTTGAAGTCGGTTCTGCGGACCAGCACCGCTGACAACGACATCAACGCGATCTACAACCTGTCGTCGGTGCCGGAAGGCTACACGGTCAACCACTGGCTGACGGACACGAATGCGTGGTTCCTGAAGACGGATGTGCCGAACGGCCTGAAGATGTTCGAGCGTGTTGCGCTGAAGACCTCGGCGGAAGGCGACTTCGAGACGGGCAATATGCGGTACAAGGGACGCGAGCGCTATTCAGTAGGTTATTCTGACCCCCTTGGGGTGTATGGTAGCCCTGGCGCTTCCTAAACCATCAAAACAAATGAGTTAGTCCTGGTTTGACATTCTTGGAAATTTGGTGCAATATGATGTCATGGATGTCATCACCAGAAGCCAGGCTATAGAACAAGGACTAACCCACTACTTCACAGGCAAGCCCTGCCCAAGAGGACACATTGCTCAACGCTTTGTGTCCTCTTTTGGTTGTGTGGAGTGTGGTTTTCTTTTTTCAACCGCTCAAAGGGAAGCTCTTACCGAAGATCAGAAGGTGGTCTTGCGAGAGAAAAAGAATGCTATCCGAAGGCTTGAGGCCGCAGAAAAGAAGCGGATCAAAGATCTTGTCGAGGCCGACAGGCTGAATTCCGTCAAAGAGATCATGCTCTCTATGGGGTTCGATCTCCCGTTCACCAGAGCGAAAGCTAAAGAATCTGGTTCAAAGTTTTACTTCAATGGAATTAGTTGCCAAAGAGGCCATATCAATAAGCGGTACGCCGACTCTGGTGGTTGCTATGTGTGCCAAGTTGAAAACAACAAGATCAACAGGCAGAAGCCAGAGCAGAAGCCCATGGTCTTGGCCAGAAAGAGAAAGGACTACTACAAAAATAAGGACAAAAGGGATGCCTCTATGAAGAGGTATGCTTTAGCAAACAAGGAGCGCATCAACCAAAGGGCCAGAGAATACCAAAAGAAGAATCCTCATGTATTCCGAGCTTCTGGCTCCTTCCGCCGCGCCCGTCTCCGCAACGCCAC